ACGGAATTGCTCAGCTCCTTGGAGAGCGAAGTAGCGACCCTAGAATCCAAGTACTGCACGGCATTAGATACCTTGACTCTCGCTATCGGAAATCTGCGTGCCGTGCTCTCGACTTCCACCGACGACACCACTGGTACTGAGGAAGGTATGCTATAGTTCGCAAGCCTTCCTTCCAGAAGCACAGCTAGCCCTCACTGTTACCTCTTTCCAGTGGGGGTTAGTGCTTGGAATCGGTAGAGTAAAAGCCAGTGCCGTTAAAGACTACAGTGGGAGCAGACCACTTGCGTACTAGGTTGTTGTTACAAGTAGCGCAGATATAAATCTCTTCCGCATCTGTAATCTTTCGCTCAACAGTGCGTATCTCACCACACTTAGGACACTCGTAGTCGTATGTCATAGCTTGATTGCCTCCTCGATATCCAAGTACCCGACTATCTTATCTATCTTATTAGTATTCTCAAACTCTGTGGTCGCTGGCATAGGTTGGGTGAACCACTCTGGTTCTTCTAAGTCTGTAAGATCAAAGGAGTAGATACCTTCTGGCGTGCTGTTGATATAGAAAGGCAAGAGGTCGCGGTGGTAGGCTTGCTCAATCAGTTTGCGATACTTATTTTGCTGTATAAGTAGCGTAGAATAATGGGTTTGGCGACACTTCAGTTCGATAAAGTGACCGGCCTTGGCACTGTGACAATCGAAGGCATCGTAGATTCCAGGAGCACGCTGTAAGTCTGGATAAAGATTAAGTTTAAGAAAATCAAAGAGTACTAACTCGTTCACTGGTAAGGACTCGGTCCGCCCAGTTTCTCGTTCAGGTTACGCAAGGCTCGGTCACACCTGCGGTCTGCAGTTGAGTGGTGGACTTCTAGTATCACACCTATCTCTTCCAGCTTTAAGTTCTCGTGATAGCGCAGCATAAGAATATGTTTATCTTCCTGCTCTAACTCTTCATAACACTTCTTAATATCAATCAGCATAGCAAGCAGGTTGCCACCTTCTGCTGGACTTGACGAGCCTTTAGGTTGACCATCTCTAATCATCTCCTGTGCTTGCTCTAGCACTGTGCCATCTAGCACTGATGCAATAACAAAGGGCAGTAGCTGTCCTAGTACACCAGTCTGATAGTAAGCCTCATCTGCAAGTTGATAGCCAGACTTGATAGCCTTCTCTTTGCGTGCGTAGCGTTCTGCTACGCGCTTCATCTGCCACGCTATCTTCTGTTCGTTATGTCTGCGCTCAGTGGTATCTTCTACTTCTAACTGCTCGTTGATATAAGCGATACGAGTAAGCGCCCACTGTATGCACTCTTGCTTCAAATCATCTCTGTCCACATACTTGTTGTACTGGTTATGTACAACGCGAGCAATACTGGGTACGATATCGTAAACAGCTGGGTTTAATTCAGTCATTTGCAACCCTTTGTTGAGCGATAGCGTGGTACTTCTCATCCATTTCAATACCTATAAAGTTGCGGTTTAATTCTTTACACGCTAAAGCTGTAGTACCTGAACCCATAAAGGGGTCTACTATTGTGTAATCGGTAGGCAAAATACCAACAATTCTTTTCATAACTTCTAAAGGCATTTGACAAGGATGATCGGTCTTGTCTTTAGATACATTCTTAACTTGATTTATTTCCCACCAGTCATAAAGCCTTGCAGTTTTTCCATCTGCAATTCTTTGCATAATTCTTTTATCTGTAGGATTTTTATATGGCTGTCCGTATTGTCTGAAGTCTGGCTTAATACCAAAGAATGCTATGTCTCGGTGTTGTTTAGCGGTATTGGAGTTATATACCCAACTCACAACTTTTTCAGGAAACTCATCAACTTGGAAAGCGATCTTGTATATTTCCTCAGGATAGTGAATAACTACAAATGGGCCATACTGGAATATAGATGCAAGCATTTCATAATACTCTTGCGAGTTCATATTATCTTTGTAACTATTGTAATGATAACCAACATTAAAAGGTGGGTCAGTTACAACTACAAACTTTTTTTCTCTTGCATTTATTTTAGGCAACTCTTCTAAAGAATTACCTAGTATCAACTCACTTTTAATTTTAGTCACTATTAACTTCCGGAACTTCAGGCCATACGCCATCAAGTACCATCATTGCGATAGCAGAGTAATTAAGTAGGTCTAGGTATGAGTCACGCAACGACTCGTTGCTTGGCTTGACACCTGAATCTAGTAGGTTGTTAATGCGTGCAATCTTGTCCCACATACGCACACGCAAACCATTAAGCGGTCCACCTGGTGAGTGCGCTATATTCTTTGGGCCGTAGTCGTGGTGCTTACGCACGAGCAGGTTGCCAGCTTGGTCCATAATGCGCCAGACATCAGCAACAAAAGCATCATCTACCTTGTCGGTATAGGCCGCACTACTAAGGTCTCTGTTTCCATATTGATCTCTAGGATTTGAAAGCCCATAGTATGCAAAGTCTGTATCATCTGTTGCCATTCTGCCTTATCCATTCTTCTCTCCTACTAACAAAGTCTGTGTCGCTTCTGCGCCATAGGCTAAGTAGTAGTCGTTGATGTCCATATTAGGAGGAAGTGTAACAATTACACTGTTCAATACCTCAGACGCCACGCGCTTAGCAAACTCAGCTCCAGGATTAGAGCCGTCTTCTTTGACGTCGTTATCTCCTACGATATATACACTGTCATAGCCGTTGAGTAACTTAGCAAAGTGTGGCTTCCAAGCCTGCACTCCAGGGATACCCACTGCTGGGATACCAAGGACACCTGAGACAATGACTGTATCTAACTCACCTTCACATACAATGATGTGCTTACTCAAGATAGTGCAGTCAACTACGTTATAGAGGTGAGCCTTCTGCCCAGTAGGGCTACCATACTTAGGCTTGCCATCATCTAACCTACGAAACTTAAAGCCTACGCAGTGGTTCATAGCAGTGATGTATGGAATAGATAGCCAGCCTTGTGCTACCTCGTGGCCGTTCATAGGATCAACCACACTGCCTAGCATATAGAGCGCTGCTACCTCTTCAGATATCCCACGTTCGGCTAGCACGGCTAGAGCCTCTGGACTTATCTGCTGTGCGTATCGCTGCGCCGCTTCCAGCTGCAATTTCGATTGCACGTTTGAGGCCATCGTTAAACTCCAAGTTCTCTAGTATGCAGACTAAGTTAGCTGCATTGCCACCCTTACCGCAGGTATGGCAGTAGTACAAATTGTCGTACGTGTTAATGACAGCAGACCTGCGACTGTCTGTATGTAAGCAGCAACGAACGCTAGCTGACTTACCTTGCCTTACTTCACCGCCAAAGAATCTGACGATGGCATCTATTGGGATGTCGTTTGCGTCAACTTTTCCTTTGAACTTGGCTCCCTTACGTACCCTGCTCCAGTCTTGTGCTGGCATTCGCATCCTCTGCACTTCTCGTGCCAGTGTGCAGCACGCTTGTAGTGGCTAGCCTTGTTCTCTTCACCTGCCTTAGTGCAGTCCGAGCAGATCATTCTTTGAGCGCCGCATCTGGTATGTACTCTTCTACTGCCTCTTCTGCATCTGCTTCAATGATTGCTTCTTCAAGTGTTTGCGTTGGCTCTGATGGGCCTGTTGATGTGCTGATAATTCCTTCTGGTACTGGTGTCATTGCTTCTCCTTTAACCATTGTGTTAAGTCTTGGACCACCCAAGCCTTCTCTATGCCAGCGTTGCGACGCTTAACTACAACATAATGCAGTGGCACTTCCCCAATACCACGAGCCTTAGCGTAGTTAAGCGCCTCAACTTCTGCTTGCCTCCAGAACTCCGGCAGGTCTAGCCTTGCCGTGTTCTTGAGTTCTAGTATGTAGGTCTGTCCCGAGACAACTACAACTAAATCACCTTCGTCATCTTTGCCCGCCAAGCGTAAGCGCTCAGCTAAAACACCAAGACCACGAAACCATTTCATTACATCTATCTCAAAGGCTGCGCCTTTGGCCTTATTGTACTTCGGACTGCTCATCTTTGCCTGTGTCATAGATGGCGTTGCCATCGTTATCAATCTTAATCTTGAATACTTTTAGTTCAATCAACGCCATTACAAGGTTAGCCATATCAGCCTTGAGTTGCTTGAT